CCAAGAAGCCCTAACATTGCTGGAGTAGCTGTTGCGGCCGCAACGCCAGCACCCTTTATGCCGCCAGCTAGCATCAAAAGCCTTGCCTGCCCTGTAAGCGCGGCTGCCCCTGCCAGCGTTGTTTGAGTGGTTAGCAAAAGCATTGCGCCTCTGAATAAGGCAGCCGTGGCTATCGATATCTTTAATGCTTTGTCAAGAAGCAGTATTTGCGCAACTAATTTTACAATTGTCCCTACTGTATTCATTACCGGCTGCGGCACCATCGCCATAAAGTCAGCAAAGTTGTTAACCGCTTTGGTTATATCCTGCACAGCAATAACAACTGTTGGTCCAAACGCAATGCCTAACGCCTCGCTTAGGTTCTTGAATGATGTATCTAATGCTTTGAGTGTATTCTCAAGGCTGCCTTTCATTGTTTGAAAGTCTGCATCAGTTTTACCTGCTGCGCCACCTATCTGCTCAAGGATATTCTTAAAGTCGGAACCATCTTTTGATGCTGCTGCAAATGCACCTCGCATTGCTTCTTGGCTGCCAAGTAAGCGTGCTGATGCCTCCTTATCTTTGTCAATAGCTACAGCCAGTTCAGCCATTAAGCCCGTAAATCCCTTGGCTTGCAGCCCGCTATAGTTCCATTGAATGCCTAGCTTTGCCGCTGCTTCTTGGCTTTCTTTGGTTGGTTGCAGCAGTGTATTTAGAGTTGCACCAAGTCCTGTAAACGCAATTTCGGCAGTGGCACCATTCTTGGTTGCAGATGCAATAAATGCGTTTACTTCGTCTAAGCTGACACCAGCAAGTGCCGCAATAGATGCAACGCGCCCAAGTTGGCTGGTGTAATCAGACCATTCTTGGTTGCCTAACTCAACTGCTTTAGATATGCTGTCAGTTACTTGTATGGCTTGGTTGCCAGACATCCCATAACTATTAAGCGTTTTAACCAGTACTTCCGTAACTGCCTGGGTATCAGCTAGTCCGCCAGTGGCCGCCTTAGTAGCAGCACGCAAAATGTTGATGTTGCCAGCAGTATCGCTGAATCCTGCTGATGCAGCCTGGTATGATGCGGCCGCAAGTTCAGCTTTGCTAGCAACGCCGCCAAGTTCATCACTTAATTTTGACAGTGCCGGGCTAATTTTTGCTACATCAACGCCAACAGTGCCAAGCCGTCGCAGGTTGGTGTCTAGTTCTTTGACATCTGCAATAACTTTGGTCAGCGCAAAGCCAACGCCTAATGCACCTATAGCTGACTGAAGCGCACCAAATGCCTTTTCAGTAGATTGCGCCTGCGTCTGCACCTGCCGCAGCTTGCTGACAGCACCGCTGCTGTCAACATTAATGGCGACATTAGCGACAACCGACACAGCCGACCTACCGTCTTCGTTTCATTCTACGCTCCTGATCTTCGTTTTGCAGGTCAAAATAACAGCTCCATAGCAGCAGCTCTTCCATTGTTACCTCTTGGTTGAGCCGGGCTAATGAGTAGCCCAGCTCTTTAGCAATACCAAGTTGCAGCAATAGCAAGTTGTCTTTCTTTAGCTCAGCTTTTAATGCTTTTCATGTCTACCTCTACCTCTTCAGGGTTGGTGATGATCGCCAGCATCAGTTGCTGCAGGTCAGCATCCATTACCTCGTTCTTCAGCTCAGCGATCTCACCAGCAGCAAACAACCGTTGTCCGGCATCATCAAATGCTTTAGTAACCAGCAGGTTTAGAGCAAAGCCGTTGGGGTCATCACCACCTGGCATCTTTTGCGCCCGCTCACGTTCGGACATCGTAAGCGGCGCTGAGTAAAACTCAAATTCGCTGCCGTCATTTAATTTGACCGTACGCTTGACGGGCGTCAGGTTAGCAGCTTTCTTGAGGCGTGACAGCGCAGACGTGGTTGCCATAAATATCAGTGATTCGCTATCACTTTAAGCATAAAAAAGCCCCCAGCGCAAGCTGGAGGCACATGTGGTAACCGATCAAACGGTTGTGCTGAAGTCAAATGTCGGCGCACCGCTTGGGCGGAAGGTGATCTCCACCTGCTGCGCGTCATCTGGGTTGATGTTCAGGCTGGCGGTCAGCAGTACAGCATCCATGGCGATGCTACGGCTAAGGGCTTCAGTGGTGCCCTTATCGGTGTACAGCTTGAAGCCGCAACCTACCTGCTGCCGCTGGAGCACGTCTTCCACCATGCGGTTAGATAGTGCCGCATCTTCGTTGGTGACGTAAACGGTAGCAGTGCCGCTGCCATCAGCAAAGCCAGGGATGTAAGCGCGGAATGGCGCATACTGCCCAGCGGTTTGCCCGATGGTGGTTACGTCGATCTCGGCTCTAGAGACCTCAAAGCTCCATGACTGCACCTGACCAACGGCTGCATATTCGGCGTAAGCCACCTGAAACTCGTTAGGAGCTACAGCAGTGCCGTCAGTGGTGATGTCAAGGATGGAGCCACCAAGCGTTGCTGATACGGTCAACGCACCAGTGGATGCGGTGTAGGTCAGCACGAAGTAGGTGGTAACAGCAGCAATACCAGCAGGCAAGGTACCAGAACCAGCGCCGCCGGTTTGGCTGTTGACGATTGAAAACTGAACTGGATCACCTGGCTTCAGGTTGAGGTATGCCTGCGTCGTAATGACATCAGTGCCGATAGTAACGCCGGACTCTGGGAATGATCCAGTAGTACCAGCAGGTTTGTAGTAAAGGGCGCCGGACGTACCGGACAGGACAGTGACGGCCATTGTGTGGACGGTAGTTGGCTGTGGTTAGTCTACATACGCCTCGAACGTTGCAGTCAGTTGAGTTTGAAAGTACGGTTCAGGCGATGCTGGTGTTACCTGCGCCGGGCCAGATGCAGGATCAAAGATAATGCTGGAGAACTTAGCGCGATCAAATAAGTCTTTAATGCGCTCTGCAATGGTGAAATTAGCAGCAGCGCCAACGCCGATGGGCGTAAATACATTTACCACTAGGGTGCCATTCTGCCGGTTAAAGCCAGCACTACCAGTAGGTAGCAGCGTAGCGTAGTTGTTATCACCAAGCCGCAAGAACACCTGCAGCCATGGCGTGTTGTTAGGTGGCGTAAATGGTACGTTTTGATAGCTAACCGGATACACCGGAGCAATTGCCATCTGCGTTGCAATGCGCCCTTCGATAGCAGCGCGGATGTCGTTGTAGGTGCTGCTCATGAGTTGCGCCCTATGTCGTCGGCTGCTTTTCGCACTCTACTTTGCACGTCTTTAGCGATGCCTTGCACCCATCCGGGGCCGCCGGTCTGCTTGCTACCACCCTTGCCAACTTGGCCGTTGGCTAGTTTTTCTGCATACGGCAGGTTGTTGTGGACTGAGTAGACGTTGCCGATGCGCTCTTGCTGGTAGTTCATCTTGCGCAGCGGAAACGTCGGCCCGGCTGGTGGGTTGGTTTTATCGCGACCGGGATTACTTGGTGATTGCTGCGGGCCTGCATCGTATGACCCGGCTGCATTCTCCCCCACCTGCCAACTAGCGCGAAACCTGCCGGTATCGACCGGGCTAGCTTGCTTTAGCAGGCTGTCAGTTTCCAATACCGCAGCGCGCAACAACTTCTCCATCTGGCTGTTGGCGTAGTCGCCGATGTCACCAATGCGGATGGTGCGCGCCATTAGACCCTCAGGATAAGCTCATGAGTGATAGCGGTATTATCCTGCTCGACAGTGGTAACGCGGATGATCTGATGCGTTACGCCGCCAATCAATACGCGATCAGCGGTAACAGGCGCAGTGGTTACATCTGCTGCTGCAATAGTAAGCCGCTTATCGCCTGATTGGATCAGGTCATTCACCTCACGCACGCTGACATCCTCCACCACACCACGCAGCTCAGTGTCAACAGTGGTTTCAGCGGCAGTGCCCGTGCTGGTGTTATAAGCGCCAACAGTGATGCGGCGGATGGTGGCAACACCGCCAAACTTGGCCATCAGCTTAGATGCAACCTTGCGTAGTGGGTTGGCTAGTGTCATCAGATTTTATAAGCGATGCACGCACCATGATGAAATCGACCCGTATGCGCAACGTTGTCGGTAATGACCTCCGCGCCAAGCGTGTAGTCAATGCCGTTGACTTGGTGTCCTTTGAAGCTCATTAGTTGGATGCCTCAAGCAAGATATTGTCGCTGTTTTCACAAGTTATATTGCTACGGTCTTCAGCCAAGATAAACCCAAAAGGCGAGGGAATTAAACCCGCGCCAAGGATCAATCGTCCATTAAGCGTCAGCATGACCTTATTATTATCTTCAAAATCCAGCAGGTCAATGCCTTGCAGGATCTTACCAGAAAACAGGTCAAAGCGCGCCATGGCTAGCTCCTAGCTACCGTTAGCAGGTTGTCATTAGCATCGTAGGTCATTGTTAACGTTGCTACGGTCTTACCGCTAGCTCCACCGCGTTTGTACACTACGGTCAGCAAGTTGTTATTGGCATCCCAAGTATTGCCAATGTGATCATGCGTTGGGATTTCAAGCCCCTCACGGGATACCGCGTCACCGCCGCCAAGGAAAATACTCATGACCGCCTGATGGAGAAATTACCTGGTCCACTAATTCTAAGCCCTGTCAGGTAACGCTCCATGATCGGCGGCACCTTATCAGCGCCAACAGCGCCGTATCCAAGGTTAGGTGTTACATCGAGGCTGCCGATCTTGACGTTTTTGTAATCCTCAAGCCCGCTAAGGCCAATGCCATCAGGGTTGTTGTTTAGGTAGGCTGCAAGCACCACCTGCGCATATTGCACCTGCACTGGGATCTCATCGTCATCAAAGTAATCAGTGCTGATGCGAAATGGAAAGCCAACCGCATAGGTATTGATGTAGGTATCAGGTTTGCGCACACCAGTACGCGGCCACTGTAATGCCTGCGTATCAGTAGCGCGAGCACCTAGAAACCGTTCACGATCCAGCCGTTGCGTTGCTGTAAATAGCGCACGGTTCTTTTGGTCGGTGGTAGCTGATGCCCATGCCGTTACATCAGCATCTTGCACAAAGCCATCAATGATGGCCTGCGCGTCAGCTAGCGTCAGGTAAGAGTTTGCGTTGG